TACAATAGCTATAAATAACACTAGTTCTAAATGGACAGCTATGGATTATGCAAACTACGCTGCTGAAAGCGGCAATATTGATGTTGAACAAGCAGTAAAAATTTCTAAGCAATGGAATAAAGAATCCAAAAATAAGTTAAGTTTAATTACTGGTTTGGAAGTACTTATGGAAAACAGGACTTACAGTGGTTTAAGGTCGAGGCTAAAAGACATGACATATAGAATGGATGAAAAGTCAGGTGCAGAAATTTTTGATACGCTTATGGTTATGAATGAACACCCAATGAAAGCAAGTCCTTTTAGTCAGAAAATTTCTAGATCGATAAAAGTATTACACTTTGACAACCAAGGATTAAATATTGACGCAATTAATTTAATGTGTCAAAAGAACTACATACAGACTTACAATAAAGAAAATGATCAGTTAGAATATTTCAGTGACATTTATTCTGATGCTTTAGTAAAAGTTAAAAAAAATAAGTAATGGATTTATCAACTCAGCTAAAAGATAGGTATGGTAAATCGTACCTCTCATACTCGTCTATTAAAGTTGCGCTACAAGATATGCAACTCTTTGAGATGAAGATGAGAAACCAACTTAAGTTTGAAAGTCCAGCTTTAGCTTTTGGTAAGCTATATGACTGCCTGCTCCTAACTCCTGAGTCGTTTAGCGATCAGTTCGTAGTCGCAGACGATACAGTTATATGCTTAGAGATAGGGGGTAAGGCTCCTCAAAGAACCAAGGCTTACTCTGAATGGAAAGAATCTATAGCAGAAGAAGGTAAAGAAACTGTGTCACATGAAGATGTTGCTAAAGCAAAAGAGATGATAGAGCGCCTACATGATACGGGAGTTCATGAAACTTCTTTGAATGGCGATGCACAGTATGAGTTTAATGATTTTATAAACGACGTACCTGTGCGTGGATTTTTAGATGTACTAGGAGACGGATATATATCTGACTCTAAAACTACACAGAAGATAAGTAAGTTCCGTTGGAGTGTTCGTGACTTTGGTTACGACATTCAGGCATACATGTATACTCAGGTCCTTGGGATAGATGACTTCAGATGGGTAGTCCAAGAAAAGACATATCCGTATGCAGTAGGATTATACTTTGCTTCTGAAGACACATTAAACTTTGGGAGGATGAAGTTTGAAAAGGCCGTTGCTCGGATACGTGAGCATTTAGATAGCGGTGTAAAAGCATCATCTTACTATGAAACAGATTACATATGAGACAGTTAAGTAGAGAAAGAAAGCCAAAACATTTAGGCTACACTTTAGATATTATGGATACTTTAAAGAATGAGTACCTGAGTTTAGCTCTTCCAGAGGATATGTACAAAGAAATAAAAACGAGGAAGATGGAGTATGTCTTTTTAAGATACGCTTTTATAAATGCATTTAGAAATTTTTGTCACCCACAACTACTGGCTAAGACATGGGGTATGGATAGAACTACAATGTATCATGTGTTTGATAAGCATGAAGAAAATATAAAGCAATCGACATTGTATAGGATGTGTTATAAAACAGCTATGGATATTAAGAAAAAGACTGAGGTAGATCATGCTCACAATATATCGTGACCTATACAGCAAAGACGCTCCTAATTACATATCGTTAGAACAGTGCTTAGACAGGGTAAAATCTGGTAAGCAAAAATCTGCGATAGAAAAAATTAGAGGAGGAGATAAGTCTTTAAAGTCAAAGCTACCTGTAGTATTATTTAGCGGTAAGTTTAATGAACGCAAAGACTCTTCGCTAATAAAGCATAGTGGCTACATCGTCTTAGATTTTGACCACATTGACGTTGATAAAAGCAAGTCAATACTATCACTAGATCCTTTTGTAAAAGCATGCTGGGTAAGTCCGTCTGGCGATGGGCTAAAGGCTGTTGTTAAAGTTACAAACTCAGAAAATCATAGAGATCACTTTCGTGCGTTAGTAGAGTACTTTGATAACAAGTATAACCTAGAGGTTGATAGTACGGGGATCAATGAAAGTAGAGCGTGCTTCGAGAGCTACGATCCTGATGCTGTTATAAAGATAGAGTCAGAGCATTTCGGCAAGATGCTCTTTGATGACATTCCAAAGACGCAGGTAGCTGAGGTAAAAGAAATATCTACAGACTATACTAAGCTACACCTTGCCGCCAGGATGATACGCAATGCGCCTGATGGGGAGAAGCATAACGTGCTACTCAAAGCTGCGATACTTATGGGTGGGTATATATCTGTAGGCAGGGTAGATGAGTTTGAAGCGTACCGTGTCTTAGAACGTGAGATAGAGCTGCGTGAGGTTGACGATATGTACGTCGCTAAGAATACAATTCGTGATGGCATAGAGCGTGGTAAGATGGCGCCTATACATGAGACTATAGAGGCAGAAGAGGAAGCGCAAAGAGAGTTGCTACTATCAGATGGCGACATGTCGTTTATGAGTTCTGACGTAGAGGATTTAGACTGGATTATTAGATACAAGAATGGAGAGATAGAAAAAGGGTGTGGTACAGGTAACGTGCTGTTTGATAAAAACTTTATCTACAAGAAAGAGTTTGTTATGATATCAGGGCACAGCTCTGTAGGTAAAACTACGTTTATGCTGTACATGATGGTTACTATATCTATAAATAATGATTGGGTATGGGTAATCTACTCTTCAGAAAATAAAACTGCTAACGTTAAGATCAAACTTATGCAGTTTGCTTGCGGTAAGTCGCTAGACGAAATGACTGAAGGTGAGGTGCGATACATGATGAAGTGGGTGTCGAAGCATTTTATATTGATAGACAACACAAAGATGCTTAGCTATGCAGACCTACTTGTATACACAGAAAAGATTACTAGGCATAGAAAGATAGATGGGTTGCTTATAGATCCATACAACTCTCTTAAGGTAGCTCTTACATCAAACAAATCAGGATCAGCATTTGAGTACCATTACGAAGCAGCTGGATCTTTCCTCACATTTTGTAATAGGTTAGACATAGCTGTATGGGTAAACGCACACTCGATTACATCAGCGCAGAGGCAAAAGGGGGATGATGGACAGCCTATTGCACCCCTCGCTCCTGATACAGAATACGGTGGCATGTGGGTAAACAGAGCTGACTGCTTCATTACTATACATAGAAAAATACATCATCCTGATGTAGAGAAACGCAACAGAACAGAGTTTCATGTGCGTAAAGTTAGAGAGCAAGAAACTGGTGGAGAACCAACAGCAATAGATGATCCATTTTACTTTGATTTTAATCCAAATCACGCTGGCTTTAGTATGATAGGCCCCTTTTCTAAACTATATCAACATATTAACATAGAAGATGTTGATAAACAGCTAGAGTTTGAACAGTTTTAACGTTTGTTTATTTTTATATTCCCATTTGTGGGAAAAAAAGTAAAGAAAAGAGCTAAAGCTAAAGGCCATAGAAGGGCAGGCAATAACCTTAAGAGTGCACTAGAGGCATACTGTTACGACAGACTTAAGGATTCTAAATTAAAGTTTGGATACGAGACAGATGTCTTTTATTTAATGGATGGTTTTAGATACAACGGTATCTATCACAAGATGACGAAGGGTAGAGATGTTATGAGAGATAACACTCAAAAGGCTGTGCTTGGGATAAAGTACACCCCTGATTTTGTTTCCCACGATCATAAGTTTATCATCGAAACCAAAGGTTACGTGCACGGACAGCACACCTTCCCGTTGCGGTGGAAACTTTTTCTTAGGTATCTGATTGATAATCAGATGGATGACTACATGTTGTTTATTCCTAAGAATAGAAAACAAGTGGACGCAACAATCAAAATTATCCAGGATGAACTCAAAGGAACTGAGTAACCTGTACTTCGTTACTTGTAACGAGATACATGAGATTACTTCTAAACTATATGAAGACCTTCACAAAGACAATGGTGAGCCAATAAATAATTGGGAGCAAGTAATTGACACTATGCTAGACTACAGAAAAGGTGTGCTAGCAGAAATAGAAGGGGTACGATCAGCATGTGAGGAATACAACGAGAGCAAAGTAAAGCTGTAAGATGTCAGCTCGAAAACCTTTTGATAAAAAATTGTACGAAAAGTACGATAGATTAGCAAGAGTTGCTTGTAAAGAACATCTTAAAAAGAAAGGGTTTGCCGCTGTTGATCATCATAATAAATATGCTCAGGACCTCATAGCTTCAAAGGCAGATGAATGGGGAGTAAATTATTCAGATCCATTCTGTGTAGAGTGTGAAGTAAAAGTAGTGTGGTCTGGTCCAAACTTCCCTTACAATACAGTGCAGCTACCTCACCGTAAGAAAAAGTTTTTTAAACAACTTACTTTGTTTTACATTTGGAACAAAGAACTAACACATGCTGTTATGTTCTGGAGTCAAAAGATAAAGCATCTTAAGCCTGTAGAGGTTAAAAACAAATACGTTGGCAAGGGTGAGTACTTTTATCAAATACCCCTGGAGCTTACGACAATTATAAAAAGATAATGTATTGGTATACAAACACAACCATTGACTACAAACAAGTGGAGATTAAACCCCAAAAACTAGGGTATTTAATTACACTTTAACGCTTGCCCCCGAAGTATTCTACAGCGTGCCCCTCTTCTATAAGCTGCTTGTTTAAGTTCTTCATAGTGAGTGAATCTGGACAACAGAAGTCTATTTCACCTAAACATCTTCCAAACTTACCTACACCGTGAGATATAAGCTGAACCTCGGTAGCTGTGTCCAACAACTCAGCTACTCTAGCTTTAGCCGCCAGACCTTTTTTCTTTTCTTCAAGATCACGAGTCCTTGATTCAGGTGTGTTGATACCCATAAAGCGTACACGTTTCTTTATCTTAACATCAAAGCCTAGATCTATGCTAGCGTCAATCGTGTCCCCATCTATTACTCTGAGGACATCTATATTGTATGTGTACATTACTTACTTTTCTTTTCGATAGTACGCCCTGCAAAGTACGCACCAAAAGCAGTCAGCATTAACAGTTCAAGTAGGGATACGTATGAATCCTTCACATTGAATGCTACGTTATCCATGCTGTCTATAAACATAGTAAGCATAAACATAGCCATAAGGCATATAAGCGTGACTGGACGTATCAACTTAGCCAGCTTAACATCACTACCCATATCAGCCTTCCAACGGTCAGTTACATTTTCTTGGAACTTAACCTCTGCATCTATCTGTGTTTGAGCATCTGCAGAATCTACCTTTGGATCTTTATCGATAAGGTTTTTTACTACGCCCAAGCCTCCGCTATCTGGTAGTAGATCTCCTACCACATCAAGTATTTGTGGTGCTTTATTGGCTAGCCAACCACCTAGCTTTGTGTCTTTTATTTTTTTCATAAGATTAGTTTTATACTTCTCTATAGCAAGTTTTACCTTCTTCGTTTTTATACGCCTCAAGCACCCTGTTTCTGTTTCCTTTTTCTTTTAAAGAAATATGTATCCAAGAGAAGTCAAATTCATTTATCATCTGGTCAAACTCAATTTCGTTATCTAAGATGTAGTCATAGATAACTTTATTGTCCATGTCACCACCTTCCCAAAACTGTATGTCTACAGCTTCACCTTTACAGTGCTGTGATCTTGAGCTACCACCGATAGCCCTATTTAATTTTGGGCTACGATACCCAGATGTTACACGGATAGGACCTAGATCTTCACGCATAGGCTGCAGTATTTCGTCTACAATTCTTTGCAAGTTGTCAAGGTGAACATCCGTTGGCTCATTATCAATTCCCCTTCTTTGCGCTGTCCCGCTACGGGTAAGCTCATTAAGAGTAAAGTTTCTACTTAGTTTCATTCTACTGTGTTTATTTCTAACTCTATCAGCACGTTGTTTAACGTTGCTTCAGAGTTAAAAGCGATGTAATATAGTAAGAAATTATTATACCTTTTGAAGTCGTCAGGATTCATCTCGCCTTCCTTACCCCTGATAACAGCAGCTATTTCTTTTGGGGAACGTCTAGATATTCTGCGCACCTCTGCAGAATATTTCTTGTACTCTTGAGGGAAGATCATCTCTACAGCTTTGTCTCCTACAGCTCCCTTTAGTGCTGACTTAAATTTAGACTGGCTCAACCCTCTGGCTAAAGTCACTGGATCTTCTTCAGCTTGCTTCTGTAGTATGCTAAGCAACCTTCCTGGTCCTGCACCTTCTGCAGCTTCTATAGTAGCTAGAGTTTCAGGATCGTCACCTATTGCAATCAGTATAGTTTCAAATGCTGCAAGCTGTTCCTCTGAAGATAACGCCCTGTCTTTAGGCACATCATCTAATGCTTTTGCTACGTAATCAAGCTCCTTAACTCCTACACCTGCTAAGTTAGAAAAAGCTAACAACGTTCTTAACGTGTTGCTCAACATAAAATCTGCTTGATCTTCTGGTCTAATAAACCTTTCACGCCCCGAACCTGTAGTGTACGAAGTTCCGCCATTGAGTGTAGGCTCAAGCATCTTTTCTAAGTCCATTACAAACTTACCGCCAGGTCCAAGCACACTTAGCGCTGTAAGTATAGCGTTTTGTACTGGTCCTTTTTTATCTGTTGTGCCTGCACCGTAAGTTGTTACAGCATCACCGTATTGTTTAAACAGTTCAAAGGCATCTTTATCTTCAAGTCCTGCGGCATCATAGTCTGAAGCGTTAAAGAACAAGTAGTAGTTAAAAAAGTCTTTTACTTTATTATCGATAGCTGGTGTAGACGGAAGTGGAACTGCGTCTAATACCGTTTGTACTGCAGACTCCCTTATTGTTTTAGTATCTGTAAGTATTTCATCTAAGTTAGATTCATCGTCATCATCTCCGAAGCTTTTAACAAATTCAGATATTACTGCTGTCATCACCCTAGACATATATGCAAACACAAACAAAGAAGCTGTTGTTCCTGCTAGTCCTCTCAACCCATCTTTTCTAGCTTGAGCGTTAGAAGGATCAATTATACGACCAACATCACCAGTAATCGATCTCTTTGTATTGATGGCAAAGCTTTGGAACGGGAGCATAGTCTGCACTAAAAATCTTACAAACGCACTTTTATTTTTATAAACATTTGCTGCAAGTCTAGAGCTAGAAACATTCTGATCTTTACTAACTATGTTTTCTGCATACGCTATAGCCTCCATGTTTGGATTAGCAGCCTCTTGCTCCCAATTGATTTCGGAAATATCATTTACTACACCCTCAGATAATAAGAAGTCTGCATAGAAAGCATAGAAAGAACTTATAGCAGCTACCTTATCTGTCGTTGTTAGTGTCCACATAGACTTGTCTTGCAGCCAGTCACGAGTTTTATCAAGTCGACTCTTATCAAACTCTACCCTACCTGTAAACGGATCTATATTACCAGCCTTGTAGTCTCTTAAGAATAAAGTGGTGTGACGCAATAGCTCATATCTTCCGTCATTAATTTTTACTTTAGGATCGCTAAGAACTTTAAGTTTCCCATCTCTATCCTTACCTACAAAAGTAAGAGCTAGCATCTCCCCAAAAGTTCTCATGAGGTATGCTTTACCTTGTAGTGTTTTAGTGTTTGCAAAAGCAGACAGCATAACAGTAGACTGTTTGATAAACTGTACAAACACACCACCAAAAGCATTTACTACAGCAGCAACCCTAAACATTTCAAAGGGGTTACGTATTTTTCTACCAGCAATCTTTATATTTTTCTGGAATATAAACGGAACTTCTGTAGCGTCAGCAACAAGGTAGTTGTCTATCATCTCTGACAGCTTAGCCTTTATGCTTTTTGGCATAAGCCCCTGCATAGCTTCAGTTTGGAAAGCATACTTCATAGCAAGCACATCCTCAAGCGACATCATAATAAACGAGTTCTGTCTCAGCGTTGCCTCGTTTATTTTCAAGAAGTTTAATCCTAAAACAGAATCTCCACCGACGGCTCTTGCTTCCCTTTCAAATGTAGCGCCAGGAGTCTTTGTGTAATTACTGTTACCCGCACTACTCAGAGCACTTATCAGTTGTCTACGTATTTCCATAACAGAATCTAACTGATCATCAAAGCCTTTCTTCCTAACCTTAAACGGGGTGTAGTTTTCTAATACCTCTAAAGTTTTTCCTAGATATTTTTCTGTAAACTGCTCAAAGCGTGGACGCATAGACTCATGCATCTGAGATAAGAAGTCTACGATTTCTACGATGTCTGTTCTTTCGTTTCTAACTTTATCTAACAGTTCCTGCAGGTTATTAGTCTGCCCGAACAAATATTCACGAGCGTCTTTAAACTCTTGTATAGTTTCTGGATCATATATATCTGACTGCTCTACCTCGTACTCTTGAATGGTAGAGTCCATAGCGTCACGTAGGTTCATAAACCATTCTGCCTCTGATAAAGCTTCTGGTTTTTGATTAGCCATAGAGAATATCTGTGCTATAGCATTGGATAAGTCTGACGTTATCTCACCACCTTTTTCTGTTATCTCATCGATCTTGTTTTGTAAAGCAGTGACTCTTTCCATATGAGCCTGCTCATGCAAGTTTACGCTAGACATAACATCTTGGAAGCCTATAGCTACTAATATCTTAGCTACATCAACGTTACCTACTTTAAATACGTTACGTATAAATGAAGGAACGTTATCGGCAAAGCTTCCGTAAGATCTGTCTTTAGATCTAACCCCTTTTGCTACAAGAGCTTTGATATCACTAGCTAAAGATATCTTGCCCCTTACTATAGACGCTAAGTATCCAAGACCTATGGTAGAAGAGTTTACTAAGTAGTCATTGATCTTATACTCCAAAGCAGCTAAGTGCCTCATATCAAGCTGCATAAGTCTAGCCTTAAGTTCTGGTACAGAAACGTTGTCCATACTAAACAAACCTAGTATTGTTCTAAACGACTTTTCCTGCAGCAACTCCTCAAGGTTAGCCATAACTCTTGGGATGATGGCGTCAGATAAAATAAGTTCCTTTTTATCTTCTGCTAACTCAGCACTATCCTTAGCCAGCTCATCAAGTATAACCTCTAGATCTTGCACATTGTTTACGTCAAGGCCTAGCTTCTTTGCTGTATCCTCAATCTTCTTACGTGTAGGGCTTAGCCTACTTCTCTGATACTTCTCCAGTAGAGCTGTATATTCTTCTGCAAACGTCGTTGACTTCCCAGCTTTCTTTGCCGCTTCAACAGCTTTTGTTGCCCTAGCTCTGAAGTTTGCATCCCTTTCTGTTTCTTCTATAGCTTTAAAGTTTGTAGCTATAGCCATCATAGATTTTACTTCTTTGAGGTTTGACTCTGTTACAACGAGATTACCTTCTTCGTCTTTGCTAAACCTAGCCCTCTTCATACTGTTGTTGACGTCGTTAACAAAGTCAGAGAACGACTGCATTTGATCAACAGGGATAAGCGAAGCGTCTATCCCAGCTACAATTCTTGCAAGAGCACGGTATGCTCCAAAGTCTTTTTGTCTAGACTTTCTAACCAAAGTCTTCTGCAGGCTACGCATACTCTTAACAAGGTTAAGGTGATCGTCCATCGCTTTCCTTGCATCTTGCTTATCGAATATAGTAGCTAGCTTATCGAGGAATGAGTCTATAATATCGAGATCGTTTTCAGAAAGTTTCTTAGCTGAAGTTCGTGCCATCTGCCCAGCTATAGCGAAAAAGCTTTTTAGCTGTGTAGCACTAAACTTATTAGACGTCTTCCTATCTTTCATACGTTCTTTGATAAGAGCCTGGGCTTTCTTAAAGAACTCCTGCAAACTTTTAGACTTGTCCTTAAGATTTTGCAATTCTTTACGTAGATTTTTAGCCTCTGTAGATAGATTGCCTTGTCTACGTCTAGCTTGAGAGGCTATCTTAGCTGACTCTTTCCTAGCAGCTCTCCTTCCCCTAGCAAACTGAACAGCATTTTTGTATGTTTTTTCTGCCTGCTCTTTCTTCATACCGCTATCCTGAAGAACTTTAATTATCTCATCCTTCTTCATCTTAAACAAGTTGACTTGCTTAGATCGTTTTAAAACAAGCTTTTTGTTCTTACCCTTTCCCTCCATAACCAAGGTAAACCCATCCTCTGTAAGCATGTCAGCTACAGTTTCTACAATCTTCTGTGCGCTCTTACCTTCCTCTGCTGTATTGTCATTTGATTCAGATTCATTTAAAGACTCTACCTCAGAAGCTATTGCTGGATCAGGCGTCGGCTCTGCTTGAGCTTCTTCAGCCTCATCATCAGTGGTTACTGTTGGTACGTCTTTCAGCCCCTCAGTAGCTTCGGCTAGCCTTTGCATGCCAGCAACACCAAAGCCTTCTGCCATAGTGCTAGTAACAAACTTAATAGCGTCAGCTACGTTCTTTAACGTAGGGTTTTTAAACTCTGCACCAAACAATCTACCTACATAATTTTTTAGTGATGAGATAAGACCTTGCTTATACTCCGCTGACAAATCACCGTTAGTGATGTCAGCGAGTATCTCCATAACAAGTTCCTTAGCAGCTTCTGGATTTTGCTCTACGATTTGTGACAACAACTTTCTAGCAAGCTCGTCTGTTACAGCTACCTCTGATAAAGCCTGTTGCTCTTCAGTAAGGTACTCGCTAATAAAAGCTAAATATCTTTTAGCATTAGGTAAAGCCATAGCAAACTGGCGTGCAAGCTTACGCAACGCTGTCCCTGCACCTTGCTTCTCATCGATCTGCATAGCAGCAGAGTGAAAAGCTTCGTGGTATGCTGTATTTGCTTTTAAAGCAGGTAAGAAAAGGTGCACTTGATTGCCATCCTTTAGATGAATACCTCTTGATACATCTGCCCCTGTAGCTTTTTCAAAAGCTTTAGCTGTACCATGAATGAAAACCTTACCTCCCTGACCTACGACAGTTTGTATTACTTTCTTTACGTTTTGAAGTCCACGTATAATTTCTTCACGAGAAGAAAACTTAGTAGATATAATTTTACCAGCGTTAATAATTCTATCTATAACGCTGTTAGCATTTTCACCAGTAAGCTCTACTGAATTTCCTCTACTCACTCTCCCGTAATCTGTTATATCTGGATCTACTCTACCCACCTCATCTATAACAGCTTGAGTTTCAGGATCTTCTAAGTTTTGATCTAGGAAAGATTGATTCTGTGAGTACTTACCTTCTATATTAAACTTAGCTTCAAAAGCTTGTTTTGTATCTGCTTGTAAAGCTGAAAGCTCTGCTTCGTACACAGCAACAGCATCCTCGTTGCCTTGGCTTCTTGCTTCCTCTAAGTTTTTTCTAGTATCAAAAGCTTTCCTTCTATTTTTTCTGATACGAGTATTATACCCACTTATCTCCGTAAGATCCTCATCAGTAATATTTGCTAAAAAAGCCATGTCTCTAGCTGACACCCTCCACATCTGGTCCTGCGTCTCAAGCATCTCTTGTTTTATCTGAGCTTTCTTTTCAGAGTTTGTTTCTTTGGCTAATTTTTTTTGTAAAGCTTCATATTTATTTTCTAAAGCTAGTTGATCTTTAAAATTAAACTTCGAAGCTATATAAGAGGGCGCTCTTACAATACCCATTTGTATACCTCCTGCTGCAGTACCTATAGCAAAAGCATCAAGGGTTTCAATATAGTTATACTTTATATTAGTTTTCTCTATTTCTTTACCTGCTATCTGTGATCTTAAATTAGACGCTACGTCATCAGCTATGTCTTCTGTATTTAACCTTGTTTGTAAACTTGAAATCTCCCTATCTAAAGCTGTACGTTCAGCATAATTAGTAAGGTGCTGACTTGCAAAAGAAACCAACCCCTCCTCTATACCCTCTTCAAAAAACTTAAACACTCTATTTCCCGTAGTTTTTCTCCAACCTGTCCCTATAGCTCCTAACACCCCCTTCCTTGCTGTTGTCTTTACTGTTTCTTGGGCAATATCTTTTACTCCTATGCCAAACATTCTACGTATAGCATTGGCAGAGATAACCTCTTGCTTCATAAATATTTTTTCTGACACATACTCAAACCCACCCATGAGAGAAGAGTATAAAATCTTTTCTGCCATAGTTAAATTTGGATTGTCTTTCATATCGCTATACGCACTTCCTGTAGTACTTCCAGCAAAACCAACTAACGCTACCTCTGGAGCGCCTAAAACCGTCAGAACTATTTGTCCAGCAATCTGAGGTACAGCAGCTGCAACGCCATCTAAAAATAATGTAGCTGCTGCCTTTTCATTATGATAAGGTCCAAGTGTAATATTTCCAAAAATACCTCTCTCTATTTCTTCAAGACTTAAACCCTCTCTTAGTTTTTTGTTTTGATCCATAGCTGCAGCAAGCTCATTCCAAGTAAACATGTCAGGCTCAAACTCCCTTCCGTATATGTCTCTAAACCCTCCTCCTGCTATCAGATTTCCACCCCTAATTTTTTGTGATAGAAGCATACTTTCAGAAGTTGCGTCAGTAAGTCCTATCATATTACCTAAATCAATAAACCCATAAGCAATCATGCCCCCTGTTGCATATAAGTTTTTCCAATATGTTACGTCATCTAACTTCCTCCCATAATACTCAGCGCTTTGTCTATATCTATTTATTGCAGTATCGCCATTCATAAACACCTCGTCCATAGACATTTGCATAACCACATCAAAAATATCGTAAGCTCTTCTCTCTATTCCTAACACTTCATTTGCTTCGTTATATGTGGATATAACAGTAGCTTCACGATCTCTTTCTCGATTTAAAACAGCCTCTTGTTCAGCCCTAGTAGTAGCTGCAGAAAATTCATCTACAAAAATTTCTATGTGAGATTGAACCTTACCTTTATTATCTAAAGCTTCTATAACCTCAGATCTAGCTGTGTAATATCCAGCGACTTTATTGTACTCCTCTGCTGTTAACTCTTTTCCAAAAGCACTATAGTACTCAGATGCCTTTTCAAAAGTGTTTAGCTTTTCTGGCATCCCTCCCTGAGCTAAAGTTAACTCTTCTTCATTGGTGGGAATGTAAGATGTGTTAAACTCATTAAGGTGTGGCTCATAAAAAAAACTTGCTCCCTCTTCGGTATCTATTGTAGGCACCTCAGCTACAACAGCACTACTATATGTGCCTATGTCAAATGTATTAGAAACTATAGCTTGCTTCCTCATCTCTACATTTAAAGTAGAGTTAGCATCCTCCATAAGCAATCCACTGTTTTGAATAATAGCTTCAAAGTTATCCGCTGTTGTGCCTGTGTTGGTTACATAAGAGTTAGTTCTAAATGTATCATAAATCTCGTTACTAAAGCTAGCAATATCACCAGGTCCTACGGGAGTGCCTAACTCTATTCCTCTGCTTGTTAACCATTTTTTTGCTAAGTGGTAGTTTTCGTAATCTACATTACTTAAGTCTCCCTCTGTGGCAACAAAACCGTTACCAACGGATTCAGAAGAAAACTGTTCGGCAATGTCCAACCTAGACTGCTCATGGAATCTATCCTTTTCTTCTGACCTTAATCCGCCTACACCAGTAAAGTTATCACCGTCTATGGGATCTGTTCTACTCCCGAATATACCCTCAAAGAAATCACCTTGAAGAGCCTCTTGTCGTGACGCCAATCGTGACAGATCGTTCTCCCTTTGTGAAGGTGCAATAGTACTGTCCGTTGGAACATCTAAACCTCCACCTTCTACACCATATCCTAATAGAGTAGAGTACTCTGCCGATAGCGCTGAATCTTTTTTTTTTGGGGCTACGCCAGCTAAGAAAATAAAATCCCTTTCGTTACCCTCAAAGCCAGCTTGTCTAACAAGATTAAACGTACTGTCAAAATATGTCTGCTGTTGCATCATATCAAACAGCTGATCTTGGGTTCCTACGTATCCAGCGTCCTTTACAATATTGAATATATTGTTTTGATATTCTGTAAATCCGTTCATGCTTATTTAATTATCTAGTTGATTCGCCTTCTGGAGCAACAGCACCTCCTTGTACAGCTAATATACTTATTGCTTCAGCTTCTGCTGGATTTAATAAAGGAGCAGTGACTCTTCTAATAGAAATAATTCCTGTGCGAACTGTGTCATTTTCAACTTGAACCCCATTTTCCATTTTAGTTTCTTTTGCGTTTTTATACTTCATCTCAAATGGAGTTACTCTTATTAAAGAAACTTTATCACCTTGATTACCACCGAAAAGTAATACATCCCCATCCTCTGTCATACCAGCATATAAACCAACGTGATTTCCTCCATACTCATTTTTCATCACAACAACATCTCCTACTCTAGCTCCTGCAGATGTAATAATTTGATCATTGTTATCTTGAATATCTAGGCTAGGATTATCAAAAATATTATCTCCTACACTTGCATAAGCTTTCGCTCTAACAGCACCAAATCTATCTCCACTTACATCCTGAGGAATATCTTGCTCTGGATCAGCTTGCAACATTAAATCACCAATGAAAATAGCGCACCATGCCATTACTGGATCAACGTTATAATATTCTTTTTTCTTCGCCGCTTTTAAAGTAGTATCTGTTTCTTGTTTATAATCTTGGTATTTAAGAGCTTTTTCTTCTGCTAATTGATCTACAGAATTATCCCAATAAGTTTGAGCTTCTGCTTCCGTTGAAAATAAAGGGTTAGTAGGATCTGCCGTTGTTACATTTAAAAACATCTGCTCAATATCCTCCACTATATCTCCTTCTGTTTCCCCTAAATTAAATACGTTAGTCAGAAGAGATAGAGCTTGCTTTTCTTTAGACTCATTAAAGTCTATAAAATCACTTAATGGTGCTCCTCTATTAATTAGAGTAGCCGTGTTAGGCATTGCTGCACCAAACTCTGCTGTTGTAATTCCATACTTGTTTATGTCAAGAGCTTGCGCAGCTTCGTAGTGCTCTGTTCCTTCTCCTGGCATTCCAAATCTTAAAATCATATTAGCCAAATCAAACTCATAAGTATCTGAGCCTTGAGCTAAAAGTCCTGCATTATCATACTGCTCTTGGTTGTCAGGATTAAATGGATTTGGTACAAGCCCCTGTAAATAACCCCCCATAAACTCAGTAATTTTTTCATCAGACATTGTTAAGCCATTTGCAATTAGAGCTTTCTGCTCTTCAATACGCTTTGCCTCAGCTTCAATTTCAGCTTTTTTATTTTCAGCGTTTAAAGCGACTTGCTCTGCTAAAGTTTCCTCGAACTCTTGCTTAAACTCATCAATAACTTCCTGCCCCCCTGCTTCCTTAGTCATCCTAGCTATGTCTTTATCATCTCTTTTACGACTCCTTTTTGCTTTTCTTTTTTCTTTTCTTGTAGGCTCGTTATAAGAAACTATTTGAGCAAGAAGGTTTGGCGTTTCAACACCAGTATCTATAGGGCCTGCTTCCTTACCTGGGAGTACTTCAGGAGCTAATGGTCGATTAAGAATATCTTCTATAACAGGCTCATCTATCTGTTCTTCGTCGGTTATCTCCACCATATTCCCTGAAACAGGATCATATCTCATGTTAGGGTTTACAACAGTTTCTAACTCTTCTGAGTCTTTCTCCTTTACTGGAACCATTTTCCCTGAAACTGAATCATATCTCATGTTAGGGTTTACAACAGTTTTTAACTCTTCTGAGTCTTTCTCCTTTACTGGAACCATTTTCCCTGAAACTGGATCATACTTCATCTTCTGATCACCGTTCTTTTTTTTTTGATCACCGTTTGTCTCGTCATCACCATTGGTCCCTCCAGGAATTACACCTCCTTCTTCTAAAGGATTTGCTCCTCCAACTCCTTGGTTTAAGTTGTTTATGTTTTGATTTGATTGGCTTTGATTTTGCTGTTGAAGGATAGGGCCAAGCTGACTCATAGCTTGACCTAGTAAAGTGTTGTATGTAGAAGCCTTACCTGTCCTTTCCTGTCCTTCTAGCTGCTGCTTTATGTTATTAAATGCAGCGCTGTCTGTTTCAGAGTTTACGTATATATCAGCCTCTTCCGTAAGCAGCGCTAACAAATCTGTTTGGCTTTGTGTACGGCCTTGCATACTCTGTAATCTATCTATAAGTTCTTGATCTTTAGCAATCTTATAACCTATCACTTGCCCTGTAGATAAATCTATAATAGCTTTTTCTACGTCTATACCAACGTTACTTACTGTTACAGATTTAAAGTTTCCGCCACTAGCTATACTACCTACAGTCATGTCTGGATATGTATTCGCTAAAGTAGGATCTGCAGCTGGTTGATCATCAGCGTTATACGCTGTAAATATTGTTCTAGTAAGACCAGTAGGACCTGTCGTCGCCCCCGATAGCATTTCTGCTACAGCATCTTCGTCTACCTGAGGGAACTGACCACGTATAGTATTGTAGTATTCTCTTGCATGGACAGTCTCTCCGTTTCTAAAGTTGTTTATTTCATCCATGGTTATACCTGAAGGAAGACTTGCGGGCTGTCCAGTTGCAGCGTCAATAAACTGCATTTCACCGCTTGCAATACCTGCTTCTATGTCTTCTGTGCTTAGAGCATATATAGGAGTCCCGTCAGTTTCAAAGCCTGTAACTTTAGATATAGAGACACCCTTACTGTTTCTTAAGCTAAACAGCTCTGGGTGCATCGTGTTGTTTATAGCATTTAAATCTCCAGACTGCAAGTCTCTATTGCCTGCGTACATAGACTTATACCCCTCCATAGCAGAGGCGTTCCACATAGTACGGTTGTTTTTAGCAAATACATTGTATTGATCTGCTACGTCTGCAGAAAAACCCTCCTCGTCAAAACCGACAACGACAGGTTGGCTAATGTTTGGTACAATTTGCGTTTCTTGATATCCACCTTGCGAGGCGCTCAAGCCTTTTTTAGTAGCAAACTGCGAGTTAAAAACTTCTTTACCTACTGCACTACCTAAAAACTTATAATCACCTACTATAGATCCTGTTTCGTAAAACAAGTTGTCTGCATTGGATGCCGTTATGCCTGAAGTAAAATAATCTTTTGCGTCAACACCTTGCCCAACCATAACTACGTTACCCTGCCTTGTATATACAGGAGGCACAGCATACTCGTTAATAGCATTTATGTTAGACTCTAAAAGACCTTGCTCAGCAAGCTCAGTGTTGCCTTTTATCTCAGCAGTTTTCTTAGCTATAAACTGTGTCCCAAACTTAGCGTCTTCAACAATGCTTAAGTATTGATTTTTAGCCTGTGCAAAAGCCGCTTCGTTATCACCGCTAGGATCTAACTCAAAATTTGTAGCAGCCTCTTGATATATGTCCAAAGCCAATTGTGCTGCACCCTGATACTTTTGATTGATCTGTCCTGGTACAGCCTCTCCTGCAGCACCCATTGGGTTTAATGCCTTCATCTTAGCGTCCCTTTGCACAGCTCTTTCTTGAGCTACAGCAAGAATAGGGTTAGCAAAAGAAGCCGCTACACCTTGACCGATAGCTCCGTAGTCTATGTTGGGTGCTAAAAACCCTGTTTTAAATCGTGTACCTTGTTCAGACATCTTTCTCGAATCTTAGTAATAATTTTAATAAATATTTATGCAGCGGAGTATCACCTTTTTTTGCTAACTTAAATAATGTTTCAGACTGCTTTGGATTAAATACATACTCTCCCCCAGTAAGCTCTGCTTCCTTTACTCCGCTTTCCTCATCGACAACAGCTTTTTTGTTTGTGTCGTGATCGAACTCCCCTTCTGTAACAAATGGAGCTTCTTTAGTTTTACCGCCCACTCTGTAACCCACCATACCTCCGTCTTCCATACTAAGACCTACAGCTGCACCAGCAATACCCCCAATACCACTAGCTACGTTAGCAAAGTTTTGTGTTCTTTGCTGATTAGCTTGGGCTACCCTTGCCTCGCCTAAAGCTTTAGCGTCGTATGCATACTGTAAATCTTGCTGACTACGAGCCTCTCGTAACTGAGTAGTTCTTTCTTGAGCAGCCCCTAACTGCATAAGAGCTTGAGACTGAAGCTTCTGTTGAGTAAGAGCCTCTTCCCTTTGCGACCTTTGAGCTTGTGATGTAGCTCCAGCTAAAGCACCTAACCCCCTAGCGCCAAACTGTGTAGCAGCTTGCGTTGTAGTAGCTAACGATCTATTTATATCGTCCATCCTCATCTGCAAAAGCCTTTGATCATACGCCCCTTTTACACCTTCGTAGTAAGCTGACGGTGTAGATAAAGACGGTTGGCTTGCACGAGCTTCACGCAATTCTGCTAACGCTGCATCTAAAGAAGCTGTAGCATCAGCTTCTAACTGCCCTTGATTCATCATGCCAGCAATACCTCCAACAAGCGAGCCTAATCCTGCAGCTCCCCCTGCTATTGCTGACGCTTGCCCTTGTGTTATCCCACCTCTTCTTCCTGAACCACCTCCGCCACCACCGCTACCGCTATCATCTGTAGTTGTTTCTTCTGATGTAGTTCCGTTTTGTTCTTCTTCTCCGTTAGTCATTTTTTATTTTTTATTTTGCGATGGAATTGACGAATTATTATGTAAAGGAGAAGACTTGTACACCATGTTTACAGCAAACAACTCTACTGGTGTAGTAGCTGTATTTGTCAAAGCAACTTGAGCATGGTAGTCTCTCATTTTATCTCCGTTTATACTTGCTGTTGAGACAGCCATAACTGTATCTCCTGCAGACAGGTTAGAAACAGTACCACTAGCAGTAACTTCCTTCCTCCCTGATACAGAAGCAAGAGTAACGCTAAGGCTTGTCTCTGATGAACTTTCTAATTTAAACAAAGTGTCTCCAATTCCAAACGGCAAGTTACTAATTTTTGAAGTAAATGTTACAGTAGATCCACTAACAGATGCAACCTGACCTAACACTACTTTGTGAGATGTATTGTTTGTAGAATCTGCTGTAGCGTCTTTTTCTATTTGCCTGTAGTACATACCCTCTCGTTCTTCAAACTCTGTCGAAGCCATAGCGCCTGTAGTCTGTTCTGTATTAGACACCACAGCGCTCCAAGAAGAATTTCCCTCTAAACTCATAGCGTCATATACTTTCACATCGCTAGGGTTAGCCCTTGATATCATATTTAAAGTAGAAGAATATTGAACCCCGTAAAAATTATTTCTAGTTTCATTAACATTATGCCTATACATCTGGCCTAATTGGAAAGAGAAAAATCTATTATGTAAATTTTCATATAACGATGGAAGAAAAGAGTAGAATGTTAACCAAAACTCTTTCTTTGTAGAATAAGCCAACGTTTCTGGAGATGCATGATTGTCTGTACCCGTAATAGTAACGTTAATAGAACTGCCATCAGATTGTTTTGTTACAGTTGACGGGATATCTATAGAGTTATCTTTTAATGATAAAGAACCATAACCTATTAAAGCCCCATTGCCTGTCATAAACTTTACACTTATAGAACTTGTGCTTGCCCTGTAAGAAGTATCTACATATGCGCTGCCTTTTTCTCCTAGCTTATCTAAGAACACTACGCCATTACCAGAGTCTTCCCAATTAGACTCATCTAATTGAAAATTATCTGCGCAAAGCTCCCATGTATTTTGACCTCCTTTTTTATACACTACATCTACCAATCCATCACTAAACGTAGTGTTTGATTGTGACGCTGTAGAAACAGTAGATTTTTGCACAGTACTTAATGTCCCACCATGATCAGAGGGCACGCTAACCCTAGCAGTGTGAATATCAGCTATCGTTAATATATACTCGTCATTATCTGGATCATAGCCTCCAGGCAGTTTTAAGGTTTGCGACAAAGACGATAGCTCAGAAAACTTATCAGAAAAATAAGACTCCATACTAGCGGAACTAATAGTTTTTATTCCTTTGCCGCTAATTTCTACAACAACGCCACTAGAAACATCTGCAAAATAAACTTTACCAAAAACATGTTGTACACTTTCTGGCTGCATACCTGGACCGTACTCCCCTGCATAAAAAGTATCTGTACCTAACACATTTGTTGACGTCACCAACTGTCCACCTCCAGCGTCCTCTATTAAAGTTCTACCTATAGGAGTGCTTACAACTTTGTTTTCTTGAAGCACCATAATCGTTTCGTTCTGATCTACGATGTAACATATAGAACCATGTGATGTGTTGTAGTCTTTAAATGGAAACAAAGACGGATTGAAACTTGAATAAAAGTTTCTTAAAGAATCAGCTGGTGTTACATCGCTATATGTTATAGAAGATATTCTTTGCACCTCTCCAGCGTCAGGCATTTCTATGTGAGCCCTACCTATATCTACAGCTTTAGAATCAAAAAAATCGCTTGCGCTGAAGTCTTCTATAAAGAAAGCGTCATACTCTTGTTGATCTACTTTTCTTGGATCATACTTATAATTTAAATCTTGTAAAACCCCTAGGTATGACTGCTGCCCATTTACAAGCATTTCTCTGATTCTATAATAAACGTCACCCCTGTCTAATGTAATAACCCCTGGGAATATACTGTTGTTGTTATTCACATCATCAATTACCTGCGCAGCAACCAAACCTGTAACAGTTGTGCTAAGAGGATTCGATGGGTGTACTATATATGTAAACTCATTTGGAGCAGTCATTATTATATTACTTATAAATATATGACCTGATGCAGAGGCTGATGTTGTTACCTTGTCTCCACGGTAAAGCCTATGGGTAGTTGAAAAACTACTTGCAGACCCACTTAAGATCATAAAGAACGGTAGAGAAACAGAATTACTTCTATCGCCCCCATGTGTTCTAAAACCTTCTGGCACTGTTATTATATCAAACTTTTTACCTATCTCATAATAAACCCTTTGCTCTACACTTTGTTTAGGCCTATATATTTCTACTATACACCTTTGTGAAAAAAAGTCAGCCCCGTTTATAATATCGTTTCTTGTAAAGCCAGGTATTTTGTTGTCTTTAATACTTAACCACCATCCCGTTCTTCTGTAATCTTGTTCATCGTCAGGCTGAAGGGCTCCATCTATAGAGGTGTCCGAAAGCTTTATAGGGTTTTCATCGTTGTCTTGATAGAATTTATACGATGTTATTTCAAAATCAAAATTAGGTCTTTGTAAAACATTATTTTCATCCCGATATCTTAAGACCCTTAAGACATCCCCCTCTTTATATTCATACGATTTAAGGCTAGCTTTAAACTCTTTATAAGAATTTACTTTACCCTCTAAAGGCCTCATAGATAAATATATCTTAGAGTCTACGCCATTAAGTAACCCTTCTGTAATTTTTTCTGTACTACCTTCATATATCCCCCCGTCAAAAGTAATTGTTCTCCCTAACGCAGCTTCTGCTACAGGCAATTGTAAAACTGTTTCGTACGTGGTATTTAACCCATATACAGGAGCCCATTTAGTAGCCCAGTATGGGGGTTCGTGTAGTACTCTTATATCTATATGTGTAGGCCCATTGTTACCAAATCTTTTATGATGACCAAATGGAAACACGTTAACATCATCTATTTTTTGAACAGAAGAAGGTCTGTTTCTATGATCAAAATAGACAATCCCTAGTTCATGTGTAGCTGCCGCTTTAAAAGAAAGGGTGGCCTCACCTCCTGTTTGTGTAACAATAACGTCACCTCCTTTACACGCATAATTCCTCCAATATGTTGTTATTTTTTCATCAAAAAATGCAGCGCCAGCAGGGGCATCTATTGCATGGTTATCTCTAAGGACGTCACCCAACCCATTAAGATCTTGACCGCCTATACTGCATGTTATTTGAGCCCCATTAAATACTTGACCTTGTGCAGACCCAAAATTTCCAAACATTGAACCCACCGTGCCGTCACCTGATAAGCTTGTACCGCTTATAATAAAACTGTTATTGGTTAAAGTCTCTCCTCCCACATTTTGAGTCTGATCTGCTACACCCCTATAAGCCTGAAGATCTGCAAGCTGCATTCTCACCTTGCACCTAAGGTGTTGAGTCTCTGGCTGAAAAGAAGTTTGATATATTTCAAACCTTAACTCTCCCTGCAGCCACAACCAAATTCTTCCAAGTGTACTTTGCCCCGCCTGCCCTAAACTTCTGTCTAAACATGTAGAGGCTCCAAGGTACATTTGGAGAAATTCATTAGGGCTTTCATTTAATTCAAAGGGAGACGGGCTTTTAACAGAAACTATTGCAAGTGCACCTATAAGTCCGTTTGAAATAGAATTAGCAAATTCTTCTGTCGTGCTATCAGACCCATCATACGCTATCGTCTCATTAAAGGTAACAGGCGATTGTGGAATTAAATTATTTATATTGTTTCTTTCGTTGTTTGGATCTAAATAATGAACCTCAAAAGTAGTACCACTACCCGCTAAACTTGGATTCGTAGTTACCGTGCAATTTGTTGTAAAAGCAAAGTTAGCTCCATTAAAACTTCCATGAGATGCTATCATAAACTCATCACAAGTTAATTGCGTAGAAACAGAAATACTGCCAGGGTTAGGGTTTTCTAAAACCTCTTGTATGTTAGACAAGTCTATTTCAAAATGCACTCCGTCAGTATCAGCATCAAAGGTGTCTTGAATGTTTGTAGCAACATCTATGTCTTGAAAAGGCCCTGTAAACACTAAAGGACTATCGGTATTATCGTGTTGATTAACTAGACCAAACTCCGCATACACTTTATATTTATACTCTTGAAAACCAAAGTTAGCAGAAGGTATAGCAGTATCGTACGAGGTAAATGGATCGGTTTGATCTAATACTTGCCCGTTTATAACAATAGTATCAACAGGAACTGTCCCCTGATTTGTAAAATCAAGTGCATTGGGAGTGAGGTTAGCAAGGCCATTACCTATGTCTATATTAACAAGACCTCCTGCTGCAGTTTCAGGAAAAAAAACAGGGTAGCAAAAAGTGTCAGTAGTTATATTATCAAAACCCTCTAGATAATTACCATAAAAAATTCTGTTGTTGCTTATGGCTTGAGTAAAAGCTTTTCTTGGAACAGAGTCATACAGTTTATTTACTTCTTGGTCTGGAGCAAAAGTATACACCCCATCGTTTCTGAACAAAAACTGTTGGGTTCCTGGTCCAAAATTATCTATTTCTCCGATACGGAAAAAAGCTCCTTCATTATTTCTCCTAGCAAAAATTCTTATTTTCCTTACAGGCCCGTCAGACATTGTTACAGTTAGCTCAAGCTGATTGTCAAAGCCTTCTAAAAACTCTTGACCTCCTGCAGTAAACGCCATATGAGTATTACTTGCAGCTATTTGAGAATACATAGAAAGAGCGCTTACCTCGCCATCATCGTACACGTACTGGTATGTAAACTGAAAAAGATCGTTTTTTAGATTGTTAGGAATATCTTCTACGGTTTGAAACTCAAATGTAATAGGTGTCTGCGGCGGTTGCTTACACACAGTAAGGTAAAGCTCTGCGCTAGCCGCTGTTTGAATGCTAGGGCTATAACCTCCTTCTAAAGCTCGTGTAGCATTTATCTTTCGTGGCTCGTTTCTATTGTCTGTAAAGTACAGTAAGTGTTCCCCAAACTGATTTATTACTACGTCAGCCTTTACAAAGTCGAGGTAGTTAAAGTTTAGAATACTGTTCTCATAAACTTTGAAGTATGTATTTGTAGTATGCTTATACTGATATATTCCGTGAGTTCCACCAATATTGCATAAAAAGAAATATATACACTTACCTTTTTCACTAGCAACAGATCCTATAACAACGTTAATACCATCAAACCCCGACCCTGTAGGTATAGCGTCAGCAGCAGAGTTTGCTGCTATAGCAGTATTGCCAAGGATATTTTTTAATATACCTTGATCGCCATCCGACTCATGAGATACACGCACGTTAAGTGCGTCTGACATCTCCACTCCTTTAATAAGTCTAGCGTCCTCATCCTTATTAAGGTATTGAGGTATTAGTTTATCAATAGCCATTAATACTTAGGTGATTGTTTAAAGTTCTTACGAATAGTTTTAAGAGCCTCTTCTTTAGCAAACGACTTTAACCTAGCGTTAGCTTTTCTACGCTCGTTATAGTACTCTGAGCGTGCCCTAGACTTCTCAGCCATGGGGACGCTACTCTTTCTTTCTATAATTCTAAAGTAGATATATGCTCTAAGAGCTTCTTCAGCCTGGATATGTACCGTAGGATTTATTGATCTAGCTTCGTCAGCAATATATTCTATTACTATTTCGTTAACACTACTGTTCGAAGAAAACTCTATTCTGTTTTGGTCTAGGTTAAGCCTATACTCCCCTTCGTAAAACCCACCACCTAAACCGTAGATCTGACCTATGTTGTTTTGGTATATGTAGTTAGAGAATACAATGAAGTCATCTGCACCAAACACACCGCCAGTAGCTACCCCACCTTTGGAGTCTACCCTATCAAACACCCCGTCCCCATCACTATCTATGGAGTTTCCTGCAGCATCAGTTCTGTAAGCCTGAGAGTAGTTTATGTTTTTGTTTTCTCCGAACACATGCACCAACCCGTCGCTACCTACAATACCTACTTTTACCAAGTCTACAAAATCATCTGGCAGTTCAACAGTATTGTTAGATCCTGCTGTAAGCTTTATAGAGCGTATTCTTTGAAGTAAATCAAAACCCATCTCCCTAATACCACGCAGGGCGTAGTTGTGAATAAGAGTGTCGGAGGCGTTGTTTGCGTAATCATCACCCTCTAGCGTAAGAACAAAGTCATTGACTACTTGATCTACTGTAACTAAATTTCTTGCCATCTCTTATCGTCTTTGTTGTGTTTGTTGTCCTCCTGTAGCATATGCATATACATCTCTATCACGAAGGTTTACCCCTATAAGTTTACCCATTTCTACAACCAACTCAGAAGTGTAGTGCTCTGGCAATTCAAAGTCTACTGACGTAGCAGCGTTGTAAGCTTCTTTACCATTTGATAAAGTAAATCCAAACATAGGTAGAGCAACAGTTCTTGCTCCAGTAGTGGGGCTTAACCCCTCTGGCTGCTTGTAGTAGCGCATTGTAATTCTGTTTACGCTTGTCGGGAATACAGTTATTGTATCCCTTACAAGCGCAACAGGCTTTGTTCTAGTCGGTGCTGAAAGGCTGCTTAAAAGTATTCTGTCGATCTTCTCCTCATCGTACACTGAGTCTATCATAACAGAGTTTGTTACGTCAAGCAGCACATCACCAAATGTCTTAAGGCTAATCAGTCTAGCAAAGTCGTCAGGCTTAGCAAACGATCCGCTTGCCTTAGCGATGTTTGACTGTACAGAAAAGACAGCAAGGTCTTCTTTGATCTGCTTACTTCTAGACTTATCTCTTGCGGGATCTACGTTTCTTTTACGTAGAGCCTCTACACTAGTAAGCTCTTGAAACAGCCTGTTAAATATATTCTGTTGTGCTATAGGGGCAAAAGAGTTGAACTCCGTAGGAGTAACAAACCCTCGCTCATCTTTATTAGCTAAATCGCTTAATGCGTTATATACCTCTCTTACGCTTGCCATTAGATTTATAGTTGTATGGCAAATATAAGAAAAAGGGGGCAGTGCCCCCTTTTACCCTCAGCTATGAGTTTGTGAAATGTATTTAAGCAATCTCTTCGAGCTGCCTGTTTATTTCATTGAGAACAGATGAACCTTTATCTGTCAAGCAAAAGCGTGTCATCGTGTCAATTGCATCTTGTCCTACAGGTACCGAAACTACGAGTTTTCCTGTATCTGACCAAACAATTACTCCCTTTTTTTCTGATATGATCTGGAAGTCCATGGCTTGCATAACGCTAGTTCGTGCGTGAACAAGTGGGTTATCGAACATTTCGATAAACTTTTGTGGCGTTTTGCGAGCGTACATAACTAAAGCTCTTTTTACCTGTAGGTCTTGTTGATCTGTGCTTATGTTTAATGACATAGCTACAGGCAGCAACTCTTCTATAGGTCTAGCTTTGATTAAAGATATAGCATCGTGTACCAAGAACTCATTATCTATATCCTTTTGATGATCAATTTTATTGTCAACAAGCCTAAATGCACCTCCTCCATTTACAGCGTTGTCTGGATGTTTATCTAAATACTCTCTAAGAGAAGGTTGATCGTAACGAACAATTAGCATTTTGTTTCTAAAAATAACATGCTCTCTTATAGCTTGATCTGACTGCTCGTCCACATAAATAGATGGCTCTCCTGGACAGTATCTAATTGCTCTTCTCTGACCTGTTTCATCATCAAATACAGTAAGCCTGTTTGCTCTTAGTTTAAAAAATATACCACCTCTTCTTCCTAGTGTTTCATAAACTTTAGGTAGCTTTTCGGTGTCAGGAATATTTCTTTTAATGGTAGCCTTCTTAGCTTTTACAGCTTTCTTTGGCGCTGCCTCTGGAGCAGGGCTAGTCTCTTTGCGAGCTATAGGACGGCCTCGCTGTACCGTAGTTTTTTCTTGTGTCATAATTAAATCGTATTAAATTAAAAGAGAAAGTGGGGAGAGCCATTCCCTCCCCCTTTCAAAAATAGATTGCCTGTTACGAAACAGCAGCAGAATCAGAAGTATTCAGGATGCTAACAGCCGTTACTTGCTCAACATCATAGTCTGAATTAACATCATCAAATTTAATAAATGCAGTTTTAGACTTGTTCATAAGCGTAGCAATACGCTCAGCAGCCGTAGGGATGCTTGCGTTTGCTACTGTAAGAGTAACAACCAGCTTGGGGAAAGCCTGCTTCGAATCGCTACCCGACTGAAGAGCTTCCTTGTCCTTCGCATCATCGAAGTACAATTTTAAACCTCCGTTAGTAGCAGCCATCTTAGTCAACTTATGCTGTGGAATTACCACATAATCATTGTGCGTTGCAGCAGCATTTTCTGTAGCAGTATCACCGTCGATAGCGCCTGAGTGAAATATAAATGTTTTCATATGTTCTAGCAATTAAAAGATTAAACAGTTCCTTGAATAAGAACGTGCTGGTTAGCAGCTCTTGTTACTAGACAACACTCTGAGCGGTAGTGGAACTTAGCGATATCTGTTGTATCGTTAGTGAATCCAAGAACGCCACCACCAGTTACCCAGTGCTCCATCTCACGATCATAACCGCCAGCAGACTTATAGTTCATCTCTAGAGCAGGAGCTCTTTCACCTGAACGTGGATCTACTACGTTAGCAAGAGGAATCATCACACCAGCAGCTAATCTGTTGTGAACATCGTCGCTACCAAGAAGTGTTGGATCGTTAAGAAGCTTGAAGCTGTTCTTGTGGAACGTATATCCGCCACGAGAGAAAGACTTAAACCCAAGGTTTAGAGCCATGTCTCTGTCGTTGTTGAAAGCTCCGAAGCTTGCAGCAACACCTGCAGTAACGTTAGAACCAGCACCAGCACCAGCAACCATATCGTCAAGAAGAAGGTCTTGGCGAGTAGATGAGTAAACAGCGTATTCAGCAGGACATCCGTTCTTATCCATCTCCTTAATTAGAGCGTCTAAGTCGGTAAGACCAGCAGAACCGATAAGGTCTGAAGTTACCATACCACGATCTTCTAGTGCTGAGAAGTATCCCTCAGTACCTTCAATAGTAGTAATATCTCCAGTGTTAGTTACCTTCTGTCCAAGAAGCATTACCATCTCACGCTTATCCATAAAGCGCTGACGAGTATCTGACTCTCCTTTAATGTAGTAACGGTAGTCACCACCACCTACATCGATATAGCCGATGTTAGTAGCTTGTGATCCAGAAACTTCGTATGACTCCTTTACGATAGCGTAAGGGTTAGTTCTCTTAACAACGTTAGACTCTAAAAAGTCACCTGGCTGATCTGTTCCTTGAGCGAACATATTACCTATAATCGGCATGTCAACAACAGCATTGTCAGCTAAGGCAACAGTTGCTGCAGTCAATGGTGTGCACTGAAAAGAAGTTGCTGAAGCAGC